GGGGCGAAGAATCCGGCCAGCCCACAACTTTGCCGCAGCATCATATCGACCCCACCGTCCTAAGAGTGTCGCTGATCGGGCATGGCGCGCTGTCCACCTTGCGCCCCGCCGACTTCCGCAGCGCATCCCGCTGTTCAATCAGCCCATGATTTGCCCGCTGCGCCTCGCTCAGAGCCTTTTTGCCATCCAACACCCGTTGGGCGCCTTCGACCTTCAACGCGACTACGGCGGCGCTCTGGTGGTTCAGCGCTTCGGTAAGTTTGATCTGGTTGGCCAGGTATCCGTCACCACGGGCCTTTTCTCTCGCCACCTCCGCGTCACGTGATGTGGACCCCCGCTTATATTCACGGTGTCCGTAGGCGGAGAGGAGTGACGCGAGGACCGCGAGCGCGAACAGGTAGCCCCAGAAAGGTTTGAGAAAGCGCCAGATGACGAGCAGCGCGGTCATTGGGTTTTCCCTCCCGTGATATCGTCAAGCGGAGGTTGCGCAGCAGTCAGGCGCGCCACGGCCACATTCTTGTCCTTGTTGCCGATTGCCAGTACACCGGAGGTGATCAGGCCACCCAGCCCAAGGCCATAGCCGCCACAGAATGCAGCCGGGTCCCAATGCCCGTTCTTGAAGGTGTCGATCCCCTGAAATACAACAGGAGCGATCACCATTGATCCGGTGCCGATCGACAGCCAGACGCGGCCGATTTCGAACTCGCCCTGCACATTCTTGAGGATGGAGAGGATTTTCACGCGACCAGCCTTAATCGGCTGTTGCGCCGGTTGTTCTGCTGCTCCTTCATCGTGACCCACCGACAATTTTCCGGCGAATAGCCGAGGTCATTGTCTTTCCGGTCTATCGACAGGCCATCAGCATAACCGTTCGCCAGAGCCCAATCGCGGAACTTGGTAAAATCGGACCAATCATCACATCGGGATACGCCACGCGCGCCGTACCATTTGAAACTAGTGGATTTGGGGTTTTCACAACGCTGTTGGATATTTGACCATATACTATAAAGCCGGTGGCGGTTGCGGCTTGCATGGCTCATCCCATGGACCCTGGTCCGGCGCGATGTAGTTTCGGATCTCAGGCAGCCGCAGCTTCTGGTCGCGCCAACCTCAACGTTCCTTGACTGTATTGGCTTTTCGACACCGCATTCGCACACGAAAAGCCATTGCGGATGCTTTCCGGCGCACAGCGGCTTAATTGCCGTGAGCCTGCCGTGTCTGTCGCCAATTTTCATCATGACTGAAGCTCAAAATGAGGAAGATCGGGGGAGGAATGCCACATTCCACCCCATACAATCTTTACTCGTTCTTCCAGCGCAGAAGCAAGTACTATGCGCGCTAGATCGTTAAATCTTGCCGCGTCATTCCAGTCTATCGGCCACGGGGCCAAGTCAACCGCATGTCCGTATCCGTCAGACTTAACCGCATGATTTGAATTGAAAGGATTTGCTAGCCACGTAACTTTCTTTTCGTTTGGACGAGCATACGATGCCGCAACACCATGAGCGGTACATTCGGCTGCTGTTCTTCCCTTGCCCCAATTTTCGCACATCTTTTCGCGGGTGCGGACGCCTTCGAGAACCGTGAAATCCTGCGATGGCGTGGCGATCGAAGCCGCTCGTTTGATCACCCCGATCAAGTCGGGATGGACGCCGCGCATGGCGGCCTGTGATCGAGGGCCTAGGGTGATCATGCGCGCGCCGCCTTCCTGATCGTATCCATGTCAGACTGCTTGATCCCGGACGGCAGCGGGTGCGGCACGGTGGCGGCGAGCAAGCGCCTGATCTGGGCTGGGACTGTGCTCTCCGGTGCGATGCGCTCGATTTCGTCAGTCGCCATCTGGACGGCAAATTCGAGTTGGCTGTTGCGAACCTCCGCCGCACTGCACCGCGCTGTGACAGACGCCATTTCGGATTTTAGATCCGCCATTTCCTTGCGGAGGATCGTGGCGTCAGTGCGAATGTCGTCGATGAGGCGCTCGTTCTCGGTCATGCTGAGTTTGCGCCAGATCGGGGTGAAGCGCAGGACGATCGTCATCAGGGCAAGAATGAACGTGCCCCACATCGGCAGCGACCCCCTGGTGAAGCCACCCCATTCGGCAAAGATGTCGGAAAGGCCGCTCATTGCGGCAGCCCATCATGGTGCGGGATTGTCCCCGGCGCCATCAGCATGGCTCATCCACCGACTGGCGAGCCAGATGATGCTGCGCAGAAACAGATGATAGGCCGCGATGACGGCTAATAATCCGAAAGAGATATCGCCCGCTTCCATGGCATTCCCACCCTATCATGAGGGCCGCTTGCGTCCATGCAAGCCAATGGAAACGCCACCAATACGGAGTAATTAGTTTCTCTGACGGAACTCCGAAGGCATGCTTTAACAGATGGTCTGCATGAAACATCATGCCGATACCAAAGCTGATCACCATCAGCACTTGGGGCAATTGCGTAGCGGGAGCGAAACCAATCCAGATCGTCGCCCAATCGACGGACATGTTCAGCGGGACGTTATATTGATCGCCGGTGAGCTGGTACGCGCCCGCAAGCACGCACCAGTTCGCCAGCAATGCCAGTGCGCCACGGATCATGCGCCCGTCGCCAAGCAATATGGCGATACCCGCGCACGATGACAGGACGGACCAAAGGGGAATGCCGAACATTACGGCGGAGGCCCATCGTCGCCAGTAGACGCGGTAACGGGCGCGCAATGTTCGTCGTAGACGGCCTGAAGCTTCGCCGCGATACTCTCGGTCGGAGCATGCTCGATCAGGAATTTCAGCAGCTTGCAGAACATGGTCGTTCCTCCATGCGGGAAAGCGCCCGCGCGCGCAGGCCATCGGCATGTTGGATGATGTTCTGGGATATCTGTGGAGACACGCGCATTCGGGCAATCCTGTTTGCAGGATGCCCCGGTGCCGGGCTGTATCGACCGCGCGCACATTGCCTTTTTTATAGGAAAAGGTCAAGGAATCCCGCGCCAAGCTCAGGGGGTTAGATTCGATGCACTACAACGACACGCCAGCCAAAGTGCGCTCGCCAGCCATGCTATGGTTTGTGGGGTTTATCAGCTCGCTCAATGTCGTGCTGGCGGGAGTCCTGCTATGGCGCGGGTTCAACTTCTGGCCGGATAATCCGGATGGCGCCGATCCATGGACGGTAGCAGCCTGTGTTGTGACTATGATCCTTGCGGCGCTGTGGGCCGTGGCTGCGCTCAGGGAGTATTATGGGCCTGATGGCGTGCGGGTCAATCGACGACGTAACATCTCATAACGTCGTACTTCCGCTGGCGCTCGGTCGTGTGGCGGCCCCAGAATATCTCCTTCGCAGGATGAGGCACGTTCGAGACATTGCCGTCCCGCAGCTCCACGATCACGTTGAGATCGGGTGCGACAGGTGGGGTTTCCGAGCCGTCATGCTCTACCCAAGTGATGCCGGGCATTATGGCGCTACCTTATAATGGTGGATCGGGGTTCCGCTATAGGAGGGCACGAAGAAGTCACCCGGCGCGAGCCGAATGCTCCCCGCCGTCTGCGTGAGGCCTGCCCCGTTCACGGCGATATCAGTCAAACCAGAGAAGACCAGATCGACGAAATGTGGGCTGGTATTGGTCCATGTGCCGCCCGATGAAGGGAACGACGCGAACACGCCATCAACACGATACCCGGCATAGTCAGCGTTAATGTTGTTGCTGATATTGCGGTTCGGGAAGCCTGCGGCATTGGCCGCGATCGAGAATTTTCCCGTCGCGCCATATGCTTGCACGCCCGAAATGTAGATATCGTCCAGATCGGCCGCGACAGTTATGCCGTAAGGTGGCTGCCACGGGAAATCTCCACCCGAAACGAACTGCCCATAAAAGCCGCCCGGGCACTGGATTTCGTTGCCGTTGATGCGAAACGCCGTCTTTCCAGTGTTGAGACGATCACAGGCGCCCAGCCATGACGGCTCTACTCGCCAGCTTCGCGTGTTGGCACCGCCGTTGATCGATATACCATCCTTCCCCGAAACAAGGCTTTCAAGCTGAATCACCCCGTCGCGGTTTACGCCCGGGCCATCGATCCAGACCGTATTGCCTTCCCAGGTGTTGGCGTAACCGAAGATACGCACCCCAAAGACACCGCCGCCGATAGCCGTAGCCACCAAGTGGTAGCAATCGTCGCGGATATAATCGCCGTAGGTGATAGGATCGACCGTGATGTTGAGCATCACTCGGTTAAGCAGCGTTTCGGCGCTGATGATGCGATAGAAGCGCTCGCAATAGATTGCGAGGTTGATCGTATCCCAGGAGCAATCCGGCGCCAGATTGATCAGGTTGGTCCCCGGCAGCGTGATCATCGTTGACGTACGGTTAGAGGTTGGGGTGGGGATGCCCGCCACGGATAGCGCGCCCTGCAGAGACAGGAGTGCACCCGAGACCAATTCAAAGGCGGAAACGCCGCCATTGTAGAAATCGCCGTCCAGCTCGCGAACGAAGGTCCCGAAAGTGGGGTGCCCGTCGCTGCCAAGACGAAGGATGCGGCCCACCGAACGAACGGTGTTGCTCTCCATCTTCCAATTACCCATCCCCTCAAGGAAGGCAATTTCAGCGCTACTCCCCGGAGTGCTGGCATAGGAAAATCCGATGCCGTTGAACCCGCCACCAAAGCAGTTGTACCAGTGGAAAGTTGGAGCATTCGCCGACAGGATGAAGCCGGCCGAGCGCGGCCCCTCGAAAAACACATTATCGGTCGTTATCGTCGTGAGGGTCGAGCTGCCCAACGGATAGCGCCCCGGGACGTATAGCGTCTTGTTGCCCCCGTTGGCGTTGGCCCACGCGATGAACTTATTGACGGCCACGGAATAATCCGCGTCTCCTGCGGTGTAGAAATCGAGGATCGAGGCGCGCTCTTGTAGGCGGGACTCTACGGTGCGATCGACGGATGTTCCGGCGCCGAGGTTGTAGCCGATGTGGGAAGAGCCATCGCCATCAGCGAGCGCTTCAACCAACGCGGTCAGAGAGGCAATCGCGTCCGCAATCTCATCATGCACGACGGCCCGAAATAAAACCTCCGCCCCCGGTGAGCCGCCCTGTTGACGGCGCACCCTGATTGAATATGGCGTAGTTGACGGGTAGGCATTAATGGGCGTGCCGGTGCCAGCCATGTAACCCCCCGTCGTGCGGATCGGCTGGGCCAAGGCAATTGAAAGCCCCGCATCCTCATACACCGCGATCGGGTTGGTTTCTGGATCATCGCCCGCAACACCAATATAGATATAGGCCCCGCTGAGCGGCAGGCCGGTCGTATCGGTCCATTGGGAAAACGGGTTGGTGATGGGGTAGGCGGTCATTATAGTGCCCCTGTGAGACGCGCGAAGTGGGCCTTCATTGCGGCGATGTGGTGGGTTCCGTTCGATCCCGTGGCTGGCCTATGGGCGTTCATTGATTGCCCTTCTTGTCGGGGTCTGCCGCCGCTTTCATCGGAGCCTGCGCGAACATCGCCGCAAGCCGTTGCTGCAATTGCAGGACATCATCAGCAATCGCCGGCTCTGTATTCGCGATAGACCCGAGCTTTTGGATGTGAGCGAGAGCCGCAGCCGCGTTTGGCTTCTTGATATATGAGGTGAGCCAGCGCGCGAATGCTGGCTTCCCTAGCAAATAGCCCGCGCCGATTTGACCCATGATAGAAAAAGGCGCGAGCAGGGGATGCGCGATGGCACCGCTTATCGTTCCCGTGGCGCCGATTGCGATTCCAGTTTTGGATGTGTTCGCGAACTTTTGCGCTCCTGACTTCATCCCAGAAGCCACAGTAACGAGATCGTTTATCGCGTTCCGAGCGTCGCCCTGGAAAAGGACAGCCTTCGCCCGGTCTGATAACTCATTCCAATGTGTTACGAAGTCTGACGGCGAAAAGACGCTGCCTGTTTCATCCTGGCGCCCCTTACTCACCTTGCCTAAGCTGTTCAGAATCGTCGCCCGGACCGTGTTCGCATCATCCTCTGGAAGAGACCGAATGGTACGGGCCACGGCGGAAAAATCGCCACCCTGCCCCTTCGACCAGCCGAGCAAAGCGCGATAGGCATCCTCCGGCGAAGCGTCGAGATTCTTGCCAAAGATGGGTGCGAGCGTGTCGGAGATACGCCTTTGACGGCCGGCGAAATAGTCGTTTGCGCGCTGAAACGCCTTAAGGGCTTGAGGGCCGGCGCCTTGAGCGGTGGCGCGCATGTCCTCACTAAGCCCTGAATAGACTTTGCGCAGGGCATCGATCTGATCGCCATCGGCTTCCAACCCCGGCCTGCCGATCACGCGTCCTATGATCGAACGAAAGCGCTTCATGTCATTCCATGAAAGCTGACCATCCTTAAATGCCGTGCCTACTTGCGTTGCCCCGGTGTCAGCGCCACCGCCACCCGCAAGGCCATCCTTGAAGATTGGGGACTTTTCCGGGGTCAGTGCGTCGAGAGTGGCGCGTAGGCGCGGATTGTCCGCCCAAAGTTTGGACAGGGCTTCGTTGCTGGTAAAGCCTTTGGTCAGGTCAGATAGGGCGGCGCGCGTGTTAGTGAGAACACCAGGACGATCGGGAGAGATCGGAATAGCCTCGTAAAGGTCGCCTGCGCGCTTCTCGGATTGGTTGAGAAATGCCTGTGCGCCGCGCTGCAGACGCTGCCCTGCATAAATTGTGTCGGGCGCACCGCCTTCGGTCGTGCGGAAATTGCCTATCTTGGCAGCGATTGCATCGCGCGCGTCCTTCGCCGACTGTACGACTTTGCGCGCCGCGTCGCTTAGCGGAATCCCACCCAAAGTGAGGTTGGTGAGCGATGTCGCCCATTGTGATGGAAGCGCGTCAGGTCGATCGGCGGCAAGATATTGGACGGGTCCTTCGCCTGTAAAATCTCCTACACGCCGCGACGCATAATCAAATGCTTCGTTAGCACTAGAAGGGGCGCTACGAGCAGCAGCCCGAGAGGCCTGGATCGCCGGATCGATATATTGCCCTGCCGTTCCAAATGCCAGGCCAGCAGTCGCTCCGAGCGCGCCTTCAGTAGCTGCGCCCTTGACGGCATCAGGGATATTGTCAGCCGAACCCGCCCCGTGCGCAGCTCCATATGCACCACCCGTAAGAGCCATGCGGTTGCGCACGGCGGCCATTGCTATGCCGCGCGCCTCTTGCAAGGTTGCCCCTTCACGAAGGGCTGCGCTGCCTGCCTTGAACCCTACACCCTCAAGCCCGGTCGGGATAGCCAGACCGGCAAGAAGCTGACCTGCAACCCGATAATAAGGATGCTCGGCCTGATCAGATGCAATCACACCGTTATTGTGATCAAGCATCTCATGATATTTATCGAGAAAGCCATCGCCCTTGATCGCGCTCTCAATGCCCGCGATCCCAGCGCCGAGCTTGGGCAGCGTCCCGAACGTGATGGTATCCATTGCACCGCGCGCAGCCGTTGCGGCGGGTCCATCGGTGTTCTCGACCTTGGGCAGCGGATAGGTGATTTCTCCAACCACCCCTTGCCCTTTGTCGCGCTGTTCGACGATCTGCTCGGCATTGTCGAGCGAGAGGCCCTTGGACCCCACGAAATGGCGAAGTTCCGCCGCCGTGGCCTTGGGGACACCGTCGCCGCGCAGCATCTTGTAGAATGTGGCGCTGTCTTCGGGCGAAAGCTGTCGAGAGGCTTCCGCTGGGGCATCCTGCGCAAAACCCATGGTCGTGCCGCTATCGGTTATCGGCGCCGGGGCCTGTTGCTGTTTGAGATAGAGCGACAGGCGCGCAACTGCATCAGCATCTCCGGCCGCATCGGCGCGGCGGATGGCGTCATAGACCTCCGCGTTCGGATCTGTCGCAGGATGCGGCTGTTCGGGCGGCGCAATCGTGGCTGGATCAGTCGCCATCAGTGGCCATACTTCTTCAGGATGGCGGCAACATCGGATGGGATTGCTGAAGCGCCACGCCCGCTGATCTGAGAGCGAAGGTCGCCACGTACTTCACGGGGAGCGGCTCTGGCTGCGGCTATTTCCTTCTGCATCTGGCTCAAGACAGCCGCATAGGACGGCTGATCATACGCCGTCGAAAGCAATTCACGGGCGTGCTCTTTGTCCGATACGGTGGGGGCGCCAGACGGGCTCACCGCGCGCGAATACACGTTCACCAACGCATTGTTGGCTGCAACGAACTGACGAAGCTTCGGATCATTCGTGCCGCTTCGAATAGCCTGCTCGGCCTTCGCAAACGGCAAGAAGCCATTGCGGGGGAGCGCCTGGGAGGCCTGCAATGCGAGCGGGAAAAGTCGTTGCGCCTCTGTGGACGCCAGTTCAACATTGGCGATCCGGGTTCCGGCCGCGCGCTCAGCCGCAAGCGTCCCCTTGAAGTCGGCCATTTGGGCGGCGATGTCGGCGCCGTTCATGCCCTGCGCTCGCGCCTTTTGCGTGATAGCCTTGCGTAGGCGAACGATGTTTTCGGAGCCCTGCTTGCCTCTCCCAAGGTTCTGCATGACGGTGGAGTCGCCCGCCAGATATTGCTCTGCCATGGTGGAGATCGTGGAATCGTCCAAAAGCGAAGACGCCCCAACAGCCGGGATCGGCTTAGTGGCGAATTGGGTTGGCGATTGCGTGTTGCGCGCGATCGGCTGAATGTGAACGTGATCGCCCTCGTTCAGCACCTTCACGCCCGGGAGTGACGCCTGGAGCTGATTATGGAATGCCGCCATCGACATGCCGGGTGGCGGCGTCAGATCGCGCGCCTGGTCGGTCAGATGGTAGCTGTTCGGTACGCCGCCTACCGCTGCATTATGCGCCGGGGTTCTGGCGCCGCTTGTGACCGTGGCTCCGGGCACGGCATTGAGAGCAAGTTGTTCGATCTGCTCGCCACTGATCAGACCAGCTGGCGGATGCGTAATCCGGCGCGAACCCACAACATTGCCGTTCTCGTCGAATACCTTGACAGTATCGACTTCGGGTTTTGGCCCCGCCGCGTGCGTGACTTCGCCGCTGGTCGTGTCGTAGATATCGCCTTGGGGCGTATTGGTGAAACGATGTCCGTCCGGCTTGAAAAACTCCCCGCGCTTATCCTCCGGCAGAATGGCATAAAGCGCCATGTCCGCCGCAGCCTTCACGTGGGCCGGGTCGCCGTTGTTGAGCGCATCCAGCATTTGCTGATCGTCGGATGCATCCTGTCCCGCCGCCTTGTCCGCTTCGATCCGCTTTTGCAGTAGCGACTTGGCGGAATCGGTGGCGCCATTCTTGATGTAGGACGACACCGCAAACAGATCGCGTTCGGTCGCACGCTTGGTCGGCTCGTCGAGAGCGTCATGCGCGGCCTGTAGCTCTTTTTGCTGGTCGGGATATTTCGCATACAAGCCCGCGAAGTCATGCGTTTTCAGCGCGTTCGCGACATCGGTCTGGTATTGTTGCGCCTGTTGCTGCTGTTGCTGGATTGCGCCGAGCTTCAACGCTCCAAGGGCAAGCTGTTGCTGGCCGGCCTGGTTCTGCTGGCGCGCCTGCGCAACCTCCTGCTGATCCTCGAAAGGATGCGGCAGGTTGGCGAGGCCACCAAGGCCCGACAGAAAATCGGTGGGCTCAAGATTCATCAGAACCCCGGAAGGCCAGCGCTGGACGACGGAAGCGCGATGTTGATCTTGGGGAAGTTGGGAAGCGCGCCACCGGATGCGCCGTATCCGCTACCCGCACCCGAGAAGATCGAGCCACCGCTACCACCGCCGAGGCCGCCGAGAATGGAAGAGATATCGAAGCTGCCACCGCCGCCCATGCCCCCGCTAATCGCGGAGGTGATCAGCTTCTGGATGCCGCTGAACATATTGTTCGTAACGGCATTTTTATTCAGGATCGCGCCCGCATTGGCTTGACCCGAACCGGTATCGAGACCCGCCAGTTGCGTTGCGTTGTTCGCCCCCAGACCAGCGCCGAACTGCGTTGCCCCCAACCCTTGGGAAGATAGGCCGCCAAGGTTCGAAAGCTGCTGTTGGATCACTTGCGCGAGCGTGTCGGCGCTGAAATTGGCGAGACCGTGCTGGAGATTGCCCCCGCGCAAGCCACCGGTCGCGGATGCGTTATTCAGGAGCGTTTCCTGTCCGTTGCGCATCAGCGATTGAAAGAGCGGGGAGCTCTCAAGGCCAGAGATAGCGCCGCCCTGCGCATCGTTGCCGTTCAGGCCGAGAAGCTGGCGGATACCGGAGAGCGCATCAGTTCCCGCATTCTCGTAAGGATCGAGCCGCGCCTGCGATGCGGCAAGCTGGCTGTTCAGGTCGCCCTTGGCGTTCGTGATGCCGAGTTGCGTCGCGGCGTTGGCCTTGCCGATCGCTTTCTTACTTGCGGACGCGCCAAGGATCAGGTTGCCGATCGGGCTAACAGCTCGGATAACGGAGGAGAACAGTCCCACTGGCGCGCCCTGGATTCAGGATGTCGCGGCGCCGACTATTTCTGCCTGTGTGGGGAATGCCTGTTTTTTAAGCAAATTGCAAGCTTCACGATATGGCGCTGACCAGCCCGTCAACCACTGTCACGCTCGTCGGATTGGCGACGGTCGTAGATATCCCCGTCCCGTTGAACGATATCACGCCCGTCCCGCTATCGTAATCGATATGCGAGCCGGGGCTTAGCACGCCACGGGCGCGCGCATCGGTAAAATACAAGTGGGTTGTGCCTTCCGCCACGTTATCGCTGTTCAGCGTGACCTCGGATGCGTTCGTGACGCGGCCTTTCGCGTCAATTGCCAGAACGATAAGCTTGGTCGCTGCTCCATAGGTATTTGCAGCGACGCCCGTATCAGACAGATCAAGCTGGACCTCTGTTGCTCCTACCGCCGCCGAGACATTATCGCTGCCGATGAGCTTTCGCGTGTTGGTCAGGATCGGGTCTTTCGGATCGTCGAACAGCAAATAGGGCTCGCCTTCGATCGCGTTCGTGTCGTCCGTCAGGTCGTTGATTGCGGTCGTGAGCGTATCTCTTGACTGTGGCAGGCTTTCCAGGGTGCGCGCGGTGCGAGTGTCTATCCCGCCGATCTTCTCCAGATCCGAGCGCACGAAGGCCGGCGTGTTAACGTCCGTGCCGATGTGGCTCCTCACGCGGCCAGCCCTTCAATCTCAGCCTGGAGCGAAGCCCATGCCTGCCGGCCATTCCCGGCCCCTCGCATACGCAGTCCCATGTAATTCCTGAAACCCCAGCCGGGACGGATTTCGCATCGCTTCTTACGCTCGCCAAAGCGCCCGCTTTCGATCCCCTTTTCGTTGCTCCATGTCCGCCCGTCATAGGTGTAGCTGAAGAAGATCATCGGCACCTTGCCGAATGGGGCGTTTCCGGTAATCCCAACCAATTCCAGAGCGTTGATGATGCCGCCCTTGGATTGGTTATAGATTAGCAGCGTGTCGAACCTCCATCCCCGCTCATCGCCGAACAGGGTTTCAACCGTATCATCGAGATAGCCGATCTTTCCGTCAGCCGTGCCCCCGACCCATCGACCGCCGGTCAGCACAAGATGGCGAAGCGGATAGGCCCCGTCATTGTTTACGCCGCTACGCAACTCGCACCATACAGGCTCTTTCGACGCCTGCGATGTCTGATAGAGGAACATGAGGCTGCGATCCGGCAGATGCAGGATCAACCGCTGTTCGTTCTTTTCTTCGCGCGATTCCAGCTCGACCAGAGCCAGATCCTCCGCCGACAAAGCCGCCAGCGCATCGTCAACCTCCGGGGTTGAGATATTGACCGCATCGCCGCCACCCGCGAGCCACACAGACGGCGCGGTATTGGGTGCGCCGCCGACGAAAGCATAGGTCTCGAGGAAATAGCAGAACGCATGGGTTCCAGCCGCGCCCTTGACGATCAATGCACCGTCATTGCGCTGATAGGGAAATCCAGCCCCGCCGACATTGCGGAAATTCTCGATCGTGCCGGAGCCGAGCGCATTCATCTCGCCGCGAATATGATTGAGCCCGACAATCGCGTCAGGTGACACCTCCGCCGAGCCATATTTGAGAGGATCGACGCTGTAGGGATCGCTCAACTCAGTGAGGACGATATAGCTTCCGTCCGTCGTGATGAACCGTCCGTCCAGATACATCACGTCAAGGACAGCGCCCAGGTCGATATCCGTGACTTGGGTCAGTGTCGCCCCGTCCCAGTAGAACAGGTTTTCATTCGACGCGATGGCGAGCAGATCGAACGAAAAATCCATGCTGACGGGTAGGTCATTGTTCCCAACGTCGCCCAGCACGGTAAAGGTCGTTCCGGTGATGCTGACCAGCTTGGAGCCGATGACGCGATAGTGAACCCCGCGCCATTCGATCCCGCCGCGATCCGCTCCTAGTCCGGTTGCTGTCAGAAGCGTAATGCCTGGCACCGCGCGCAAATACCCGGCTGCGATACCGGTCTGTTGAACGACCGGCTCGTAATTAACGGGGAGCGATACGGCAAAATCCGCGTCGGATGTCGCGATCATCCCTTTGAGGATGGGCAGTGCAACCATCAGCTTGTCACGTAGACAGTGGCGCTATCCATGCCGTTCGCGAAAGGCGACCAGACCGAGCGCCATTTATTGCCCTGCCCCCAAGGCGTGCCACGGCGCAGCGAGACGCGCGGGATGACCTGCACCATCGTGCGCAGCTTGTTGAGGCCCCGCGCAAAGGCGGCATTCGACTGCGGCGACATGGCCTTGCCCCACGAAGGGGAAAAGCGGATTGCGAGCGCTACAGCCACCGTCTGCAAGGAACTGTCAGGCAGGCCGGAAGCGTCGTTGATGTCGCTTCCGCCGATCCCGGCAGGAGCATTATATCCGAGCGAAGCATAGGGTTCGTCAGTCATCAATGCGTCGAACTTGCGCAGAGCCGACTGTATTTCGTCCGGGCCATGGTCGAACTCATACCCCGCGCGACCAAGCTCCTCGAAGGCCATCTGCAAGACATCGTTCTTCGTAGTCGTGGACACACCATAGGGGCCGATTGACGCCTCAACGTAGATCGACAGCGCCTCATCAAGTGTCTGACCGCCAAGCGTGGTTATGTTGTGCGCAAAGGTCGCAGTCTCCCCCACCGCTCCGCCTGCGATCGTGAAGCGAGCATTCGTATCCGACCATTCGATATCGGAGATTGTGACGGTGCCGGTCGATACCGTGACCGCCGCGGAGGTGATGGCATCACCATCAAGTGCAGCGGTCCAATCCACGATACGTTCGACCGTGGACATGTTAGATTTGGGGGGAAGGTGGAGGGTCATGTCACCATTTCCCTATAGATGGACATAAGGCGTGATCCAGCTTGCGTGGATCGGGGTTCCGACCGAGTTCAAGTGCTTACCGTCAGGAAAATACTGCGTAGGTGTCGCGGTCGGGCCAGCCGCGCCGTTGATGCCGATACTGGTGTCGGTGTGAACGGGGATGATCGTTCCGCAATCGCCCGGTGTGGAGACGAGCGAATTGTTGAAGTCATCGCGATAAGGAAGGTCGCGTGAGAAGCTGGACAAGCTAGTCCACGTCCGGATTGTCAATGTCGGATCTGCGACCTTGCGGGCCGTGGCATAAGTTCTGCTGGCATTCGCCAAGGTAACTCCGACCGTGCCCGGCTCGTTATAAAACTCTCCCCAGATCAGCAGGATTGGGCCGCCGTTCATGACGGCTTTCCACTGATCAACATCGCGGGCTGCGCTCAAGATAAGGCTGTTGTTGTTTGTGGCTGAGATGCGAGCGGACGGCTTACCCACATTGCCAAATCCGCCGAACTGCCAACCCATCGCCTTGGCAACCTCCCACGGCATGGAGTGATCGCCGAAGGGGACATCGTTCGCGTTGCTGAAGGCGTTCGAGCCCGCACCCGTGCCCATGGTCTGACTGTCACCATCGAAGACGGTGAAGAAGCTCATACCGGCAGTAGCTAGGGGTTTCCCGTAATATGTGCGGGCGTAGGCGTCCGCCTGCCATGCTTCAGGCGCAGACAGCGGCGTGGACCAGATGATGATCCGCAGGATGTCGCCCTTGAAGCCGCGACCGACGCTGGTCAGGCCCGTGCTGTCCACGACGCCGCCGATGCGCAGAGCATCGGAATTGGGCATGATCTTGATAGGGTATGTCCCCCAGAACATCGTGCCGTCGTGGAACAAGCGCCCCACTGTGCTGGTGGTATCAAAACCTCCATCACCCGAATAAATCAGGGTGTGAACGTTGGTTGCTGGGTCACCCACCGTGAAGGAGCGGTTCGGAGCGAGGTTGGAATCTTCTTTCGGCCCGCTTACTGTAGCGCCAAGCGAAAATCCTGCGCCCCCGACCTTGTTCAGCACGTCACCGAACATCGCCGAATACAACGTGTCTACGTTGGTCGGATTGCGGTAAACGATCATGATTGACCAGGCGTTCGCGTTGGTCATCGGCGTCGCCAGTGCGGCCGGACGGCCCAGCGTGAGCGATTTGGTTGGTGCAGCAATACGAAGCGCAGCGTGGCCGTTGGCTACACCCGTCACGAAAGTGGGGCCACTTCCAGCCGTGCCGGTGGCGGTGATGTTGTTAGGTCCGCTGTCCCGAACCGACAGGACTTCAGCGCCGTTGGTAGCTGTGCCGATCTCAATATCCGGGTTCATATCATAAATGACGGACCCAGTTTGCGGCATGGTCGTAAGCGGGTTGAGGAGCCCCCCACCCCCGCCAGCATTATAAGCGACAACACCCGGCAGCAGGCCGAAATTATAGGGCCACTCGCTCGCCATCAGCCGCTAAAGCCGCCAAAGGCGTTCCAGCTGTTCGGGCCGACCTTCTCAAGCTGGCCGACATAATTCTGGCCATTCGTGATCAGGGATGTGACACCGTTACCGAGCGACACAGTGACGCCGGTTGCTGGCGTGACAGTCGTTTTGCCCGCGCCGAGCTGCTCGACGGTCAGGATGGTCCCGATGGGATAATAGCCGGTCAGCCCGAGGTTCAGGACCTGCGCGGTGGCAGAGTTCATCTGGTATTTGAGCGCGTTCTGCGAGACCGTGGCTGACGCAGCGGTCACGATCCGCGTCCACGGAGAATAATCCGATGCCAGTTGGATCTGGTCGTCCGCGATCCCAACGTTCCGCAAGGTGCCCTGATCGGACTCCCAATAGAGCGTGTTCACGGCCTGGCCGCCGTAGGGTTTTGTCAGGCGGACGGGCATATCAGCGCTCCATTACGCAGCATCGCCCGCAAGGAATGCGGTCGCGCTGAGGGTTTTCGTGAAAGGCCCGGTGGTGCTGAACACCATCGTAATGCCCGTGGTGAAGCGAATCGGGGTGCGCAGGCTTTGCTGGATGCTCGCATTTGCTGCGATGGCCTCGACCAGCTTTGGGGTAACGGTGCCGTCAGCTGGCGCAGAAGTGGCATCAAAGAACATGAGATAGCCAGCACTGGCACCGCTCACGATATTGTAGCCGTAAAGGTTGCCGGCCGACGCCTTGACCACGAGCGAGCCGACTGCGGCTGCTGTTTGCGAGCGCGTTACCGCCGCGCCAGCCGTTGAGGTCGGCGCGGTCGCGGAGAATGTTGGATCGGTAGATGTGCCAGCGGGAGCCGAAACACCGGCCGCCGTGGTCTGGCTCACATAGAGCGGATCAGTCGGGGAGTTACCAATCCCAGAACGCATCGATAATCTCCCCGGCGATCAGATTAGAGGGCCGACACCTGCGTGATATCGTTCGTGTAATCAGGGCCACCGGCTCCCGGAACGTCCTCGCCCTTCTTCAGGCCGAGACGGTCGCGCAGCGCCTTGACGTAAGGCGTGCGGTTCTGACCGTTGCGCTCCAGCTTGTAGATGCCGGCGATCTTGTTCTCGGGAATCGGATGCTCCGCGTCCTCGGCAACCGCCTCCTTGAACGCCTCGATCCCAAGCTCCGGGATGTGAGCCCAAAGCATGATTTCATCCGATCCCAGGTACTGTTCCACGACAGGCGCGTCAGCGTCAGGCGCGGTGCCAGTGTCCTGCTCGGCCTCAGCGCGAACTGCATCCTTTGCCAGATCGGTCGCGACCTCTTCCTTGACCTGGGCCTTCTTCTCGCCAACCATTTCGGCGGCGGTCTTTTCGCTGTGTTTCGTCATCGCAATCTCCTGTTTTTCCGCTCTTACCCGTCCTAAGTTATTGAAATTAGGTCTGGTTGAACGCAATCGCGCCGCCCATCTGGGGGTTGAGGAAAACGGTGCCGAAATCGATATCCCAGCGGGCCTTGACGTTCAGCGTGTTGATGTCGCCTTGGCGGGTGTAAGTGATGCCAACCCCGAATTTAGGCGTGGTGGCGCGCATGACCTGCCAACCCTCATCAGGATCGACCACGAAACTGCCCGGAATGAGCAGCAGCTGGCTTTTCACGAAGAACGGGTTGAGTTCGGCGGTGACGGTGTTCAGCCACGTGATCGCCGCGCCGTTCGCCGGGGTGGCCGTGACGTTCTGCAATTCCTTGCCTGCAATGGTGCTGCCACCGTTCGAGATAATCGCGGGATTGATCTGGATCACGCCAGCCGAAGGCTTGCCCACGACGCGGAAGGTCTGGAGCTGACCCGTGTCAGACTTCTCGATCATGTGGACGCTGTTGACGCCCGCGATCGTGAAGGCGTCGCCCACCTTGATGTTGGCATATACAGCCGCAGCCACGGTCAGGTTCTGGCGACGGTTATCGAGATTGACCTGCTCGCCATCAGACTCGGTGTAATAAGCTGCCGGTTCGAAATATTGGCCTGCGCCGTTAACTGTGGTCACGCCGCCAGTGGCGGGAGTGAGGCGGATCGGAGCGTCGTCCGAATAGGTATCGAAGGACGCTATACCGGGAGCAACAAGACCAGTGCGATAGGCATCAGCGGAACGCGACGTGTTTTCCGAACGACCCGCAAGGTTCGAGGCCATGCCGATGCCAGAACGCACACCAACCATCTGGACGCGATCAGCAGCAGGAACGCCCTGCTCGGTAAGCACTGCCTGGGCAAGCGCCAGATCGTCGAAGCCCGTTGCCGAGACAGTGCGCTTGACGAACTGCGAACCCTCCAGGGCAACGCGGTTGCGCAGCGCGATGTTGATGTCGGCGGACAGCTTCACCTTAGCGGCGTCCGCATACATTTGCAGCGCGGATTCATTGCGCAGGTTCTTGGACGACAGGATCTTCGGGCTCGACTTATGAAAGCCGATGCTGGCCGGAACCGCAGTCTGCGTGATGCCGTCGAAATTGCTGGTCTGGTCGAAGCCGTCATAAGACGAGCCGATCATCGGCGCATCGATCCAGAAACGATCGCGGGTGTAGACCATTTCCTGGTCAGACAGCGGCGAATATTTGCGGGCGAGCGCACCGTACGACAACATGTCGTCGAAACTCTCGACCATGCGGTCGAAAACGACCTCTTCTTCCTTCAGAAACGACGTACCCATGAGAACCTCCAGAGACGATTGGAGAGCCATTCGGCTCGATCGCACCGTCTCTGCCGTCGCAGGCGCAGGTCCCTGGGTTGTGCTGGCGAGTGTTATTGCCTAAAAATTAAGCAAATGCAATAGGCGGGATCGCACCCCGCCCATTGAAATCATGCAGCCTGCTTATCCTTCGCAGGTGCTGGCTTCTCGTTGAGCTGCGCCTTGAGCGCGGCAATCTCCGCGTCGCGCTCGGCAATGGCGTCGCGCTTGCGCACCTCTTCCTTGAGGTTCGGGGTGAGAAACCAGCCCTGCTCAAGCGCCTCCAGCTCCTCATCCTCATTGGCGACAGTCGCTGTCATCACTGCGAATTGTCCGGCAACAAGAATGGGTTCGCCATTGAGGACACGATCGCGCCCGTCTTTGTCCTCCTTGTAGACAGCCTTGGGGTATTCAGCCCCCAGGCCGGGACGATCGGCGGGAACGCCCGCAAATTCGGCAGCGCGCTTCTGTGCCTCGGTCAGTTCGACCTTTTCTCCGGTCCATGCCATTTCAATATCTCCTTATTTCGCGCGTTCGGCGCGGTATGCGATGAGTTTGGAGCGGTCGCCCGTACGCCGAGCTTCAGCGGCGAGCTTTTCTTCGTGCTTGTCGGAATTGGCCGACATGCTGGCCGATCCCTTTACGATCCGCTCGGGCTGTGCCGCCGGCCTGCGCTTGGACATCTTGATTTCCCTTTCGAGCAAAGCTGTTTCCGCGATGAACTCGCCAATGTCTTCGATCTTCGCGAGCGCATCCAGCTTGGCCTGGCTGCGTCCAAGGGCGATCGTGAGAGCGGCGGGGTTCTTCGCATAACGGATGACGGCAAAGCGCTGCTGGTCATTGAGCGTGGTTGCCAGGGCTGTTTCGCACTCCGTCATGATCGCTGGCGGATATACCGTACGCTTCTGCGCGAAGTCGCTTGCCCGCGCCTGCCAGATTTCATTCTGCCTGCGCTGTTCTTCGGAGATCGTGTTCGCCTGGGCCTCAGCCTTGGCTTTGCGCTGATCATAGGCGCGCAGCTCCACCTTGAAGCGCTCGTCGTCGAAGTCGCACGATTCCAATGTGGGCTCTTCGCCGACGACGATTTCAGGTTCGCTCGGCTTGACCTTTTTGGCTTCCGCCAACTCGCGCTGCGTCTCGCGCAGCACGGCCCGCACCTTTTTCAAGGTCGGGTGGTCGTCGTCCTCATCTTCGGCGGGATCGTCGAACGTGGGAATTTCCACGTCATCATCTTCTGACGCCTGGCCTTCGCCATGCTCGCCGCTGACGTTGGGATCGGCCTCTTCCTGCCCAGGCGACTCGCCTAGCTCAAGGACGTCCTCTTCGGGTTCGTCTAACATATCAATCTCCTCGGCCGATTAGCGGCGCCGGTCCCGCTGGTGTTGCCCCTCCCAAGGCTCCACGTTTGGAGATTTCAGATCATGCGCTTGAGACCATGCTGGCGGCAAAGCAGTTCACCGTTGACTTCAATCTGCGCCCAGCGGTGACAGCGATGCTGGTCTTTGCCGTACCAGCCATTGCGGGATCGCCCGCTACCTGCCTCAACGGGCGCAGCACATTGCGTGCGGTCAATCACGCCGCCGCCTTGTCGTTCGCGGGCTGCGATTCAGCATGTTCCTGCGCTCGCACATCAAGCGCGTGGCCCGCGTGATCCATCAGTATTTCGTGGCCACGCCTGATTTTTTTGTCCTGCATTTGCTCCATCAAATGGGCAGCCTGTGCGCGCTTCAGATCAGCCCCAGCCAGCTTGTCGGCGGCATCGACAGCAGTCGTCACATGATCCAGACCAGTCGGCACCTCGGGCGCGGCATCCGGTCCGCCCACAGCCTCAGCTTGCGCGGTCTTGAGACGTGCGTCGGCCAGCTTGAGGATGGAGTTGGTCTGCTCAGTGCCGGCCTTGGCCTTGTCCAGATCAGCAGCAGCGGAGAAGCGCGCCGCCTGTGCTAGCAATACCGTTTCGGCGGGATCGGGCTGCCCCTGCTGTTGCTGGGCCGCCTGCGCCATTTCCTGCTGTTCCTGGTCGGTCGGCTGGAACACACCCTGTTGCAGGCCAAGCTTGCGCGTGAACTTCTTGAAGTCGTCCATGCCGTCGCCGTCCATATTGGCAACCGCAGTGATGAGCGCAGCCTGACCCAAAGGCGTTTCTGCTCCCGCGATCTGTGCCACGCCCAACGCCTTGCGCACCGTCTTATCGCGCTTCGTCTGGCTCGATTCCGTTACGTCCGCGATGACGTTGAAGCGGCCTTGCGTGAAATCGTTTATGATGCGGAAGCGGCCCTGCTCGTCCGTGTCGGGCTGGAGCAACGTCGCTTCGCCATGCTCGCCATCCTCGGTGAGCTGGGGAACCTTGCGATCCTCCTCCACATAGGTCTCCTTGACCATGCCGAGATAGACCTTGCCCGCCCACTCCATGGTGAGCTTCCAATTATCCATGTAGCCCGACGACTTCTCGTCGGTTCGAGTAGCTGCAAGATCCATCGCTTCGTGCGACGTGTTAGCGACAACCTCGTCAGCCCCGTCCTGCGAATCCTCATCAAGGAACGCGGTCACAGCCTGGAGCAATGCGGCCATCTGCGGCGGCAGTTCGGGCGGGGTCGTCTTGTAAACCGGGCCGGCCTGCTGTGCGAGCGTGCCATCCTCGTTATAGATCGGGTTGATCGTCAGATATGGCAGGCGATCGATATTGGCCCGCGCCCAATCATTCTCATGGCCAGCGATCTGCTCGGGATACCATACCGGCACCTCACGCGGCATCGACGACACGCTCTCCGCCATGAACGACAGGATCATGTTGAGCAGGCGGTTGCTGTCCATGTCACGCTGGACACGGCCTTCGAACCGCTCCTGATTGTCGATGAAGCGACGCTCGCCATAATAGACGACAATCGGGATTTCTGAGCCCGCGATCAGGCCTTCGTCGGACAGGATTTCAGCGCCGGACAGGATGTATTTGTGAATGCGCTTGCGGGGCACGTCCTTGTTTCGACGCGTCCAGCCCGCATTCTTCTGATCCTCAAGCCAATCGGCTTCAACGTCACCTTCCCAGACCTTGACCTCTTCCCCGGTCAGCTTGTTGGTCAGGGTGATGCGGGTTTCGGTCTTTTCCTCGACCTGATACCACTCACAAACGCGAACGATGTCGGGCGTAAACCATTCGTAGCGGAATGGCCTGGGCGTCCCCTGCGGCCAGTCTGTGGCCCGATCATCGCCCCATTCCTCATTGAACGCGGCACGAGCTACAGCGGTGACGACACAGCCCCACTTGGCATCGGACTTGTCGTAATTCTTGCTGTTCGGATCGAAATAGACGCTCTGGTCAGCGTCCACGATCGGCAGGAAGTCTATAACCTGATGGTCGTTATCAGGGTCGTAAGGATCTTCGTAGCGGTTGGACAGCCGGAAAGCCCCGATTCCGCCTGACGTGCCTTCGTCGAAAGCATTGTCGAACGATTGGCCGGCATTGCTGCGGTAAGCGTCGGCGCGGAGAAGCCCGTCGAGTGTTTCGGCTGTGGCCTCGTCAGCATCCCCGACAGGCCGGAAGTCAACGGTCGTGCGGTTGGCGCGATAGTCATTGAATATCTTCCTTAGCGCACGGCGGACCTTGGACACCTCGATCTTGACCATGTTGGCCGCGAACTCGTCCCAGCCCTCGCCTTCCCACATCGCGCCGGGAATGAAGGCGAACCGACGCGCCGCCAGCGCAAGCGCGCGCTGTGGCTGTTGTGGGGTGGCTGCCGTGTCGAATGCGCGGAGGAAGCCATCAAGCTTGGCCTGGTCAGGCTTAGCCGACTTCGTTTCGGGTTGGGTTGCGAGGTCAGCCACGCCCGATGGCTACCAGATGCCTGTTTTTTAGGCAATGCTTAAAATTTAGGCAGTTTCAAACTCGTTGGGACGAATAGCTAGGGTCTGATCTATTCGGCTTGTGGGGTGCAACAACGGCCAGCCGGCCCCATTTGCGCGCTCAAGTTCTCCGTGGAAACGAAGGCGCGCACCGTCCCGGCATTCGATGCGCCATTCCATCTTATTGATGTCGTAACTCGCGAATTTGACCCCGCCATGAGCGGGTACTCTGTGTGTTGCCACGGCCAGCCACAGTTGATCCATCACGCTCGCCTCCCAATCTTCCTCACTACGAATTTCCGCTTGGTCATCACAGCGCGAGGATGACCAAGCTTCGGCCAGCCGTCCAGCGGATCAACCGGCACCTCCATCTCGACTATCTCTCCCAGCTTGAACCCGTGGCCTTCTGGCACACAGATCCCCATGGGTTCGCTTGTCCATCCGGGTTCACTCACGCTCGCCTCCTGAAACCATTCACCTGCGACGGGATCGGCGCGGCTACGACCTTAGGCTTGGACGCCATGGCACGACGCGCGCCCTCCGTCGCGTAGCGTACGGCGTCGATCGCGTGATTGTCCTTGTCCTCAAGCACGCCCAGGACCTGGCCCGTCAGCGGATCGACCTTGTAGGAATAATGGGTGAACTCGTCGATCACCATGCGGCAACGCGGATGCACGATGATCTCGTAGCTCTTGAGCCATTCAACGCCCTCTTCCAATGAACGCGCGCCCTTGATGGCTGGCGCGATGCGAGGAAACCCATTCTTGCGCAGATGGCTTATCGTCTCTGGCCGCGAGCTATCTGCCGTCATCCAGTATTTTTCGGCATCCGGGATCGACAGGAACAGCTTGGGCAGGTTCACAATCTCTACGCCGAAGCCGTGCGCCTCGTGGTCGATATATATCCGCGTGCCGTCGATCCATAGCCTGACAGCAACGCTCGGATCGATGCTGAACCCGAAGTCTGCACCAAGCCGGTATTCCACATTATCAGCGCTCTCGAATGGCTCGACGCGCCAATTACGAAACACCCGCGCTTCGCTGTTTTGGCGATATTGCCCCAGCCAGACATGGTTGTATTTATCGATGTCCCGGCTGCGCGTGTACTCCATCTCCATCCGCAGCTCGTCTGGAAACCACGGATTGTCCGGATAATTGACTTCGCGCACGATGCTATTCGGGGGCGGCCCAGCCTCGCCCCTGAACATGACATCGATCGGATCTGTTGGCAGATCAGGGTTCCACGTCCAGATAAGCCTAGAGCCCGGTCCGCGAATGGTCGGCACGACAGTATCAATGCTGCCCTGGCTGAACGCCTGCGCCTCATCGCCCCAGAACGTCGTAACGCCCTCGATTGATTTAACGCCCGCTGCGTTGCCCTTCAGACCAGTGAAGATAAACAGCCCGTCGTTTGGCCCGCGTATCTCTGTCTCGGTACTCGTGAAGGCGCTGCGCAACCCCAGCCGCTCGATCTCGTCGTCCAGTACGCGCTTGGAGGAATCCTTGATCGACCGTTGCGTCTCACGCCCGCACAGCACGCGCTCGTGGCGCTCCATCGATTGCAGGATCAATCCTGTGGCGACAGTGCGCGTCTTTCCAGGCCCGCGCCCACCATGCCAAGCAAGGTGACGGAACGACAGCCAGAGGTCGCCAGCATATTCAGGCAGATCAACCTGCTTCACTGGCGCCCTTCACTAGGTTGACAGTGAAACCCTGCGGGAGCGGATTGTCCGGATCTGAGCCAACCAGCGTCTTGTCGCCATACCGCTTCGGGTCCCACTTCGCCAAAAGCTTCAGGCGGGTATCGATCTGAAGCTTGCGATGCCCAAGCATGTCCTCTGCCTTGGTTTCGATAGTACCGTCTGGCTTCGTTGTCGTTATGACGCCCTCGGCCTGCGTGTCGGCGATGCGCAATGCCTCGGCCGCGATTTGGTCAAATCCATCCTCCCGCGCACGCGCATACGCGATGGCAAAAGAAATCTCCTGTTCCCCACTAGGGATATGGAAATTCAAGTCGCACCAATTGCGCACAGTCGTTCCACTGGGCATGCCATCGTCACGGCAAATCTGGGCCAATGGCTCACCTGTCGCTAGGCGATCCAATATCTCCTGCGCCAGTTCTACCGTGAAGCTGCTTGGCCTACCTGCCATCACTCACTCCTTGCACAAAGTAGCCCGCCGGCCACGGGAGGGGCATTGCAGCCGGCGGGCAGCGCCTTGGCGCGTTTGATATGGTGTATCATTGTGATGCGGCCTTGAGCATGGCGCGGAAAATTGCTTTCGGCGCATCAAGGTCGAAATCGCAGTTCGCATGCTCGCCAGTAGGCCAAGCCTGATCTAGGCAATCATTGCATTCGATCTCGCCAGCGCGAACCATCGCCTCATCAGGCTCCATGAGAACCTTTATGGCTGCGTCGAACGCAACTTCCGCGTCATCTCTGAATTCCGGCCAGTGTTCGTCCTCGTGCATCTGAGCGACGGGCATGGCCAAACACGCATCGTCTGCGATCTTGCGCGCAACCGATCTGGCCATCGCCTCTATGGCTTTCTCGCGTATGGATTGGGTCATGCTGCCTGATCCCGGCACAGCTCGTAGCTGCTTGTTGCGTGCTTCCAGTCCAGAACCACGTCGCCGCATCGCCCCGGCAGCCCCATGCGAACTTTATTCACCCGGACGGTCACGATCGTATCGTCCATGCGCTCGCGGTGAATGACGATGCCGTAATCGGCTTTGTTGGCGAAATTGGCTGACCCGCTCAAATCGTACAGCGTGGGAATGCGAAGCTTGCCGTCCATCTGCGGCTTGCGAGGATGCGCGACCAGCCATACCGCACAGTCGTAGAGACGCGCGAAACGCTTGAGCGCCCGGATTGCTCGCCCGGTATAGTCTGTCTCGTTCTCGTCCGATTTGCGCTTGTGCTCGATCTCGTTCCATGGATCGATTACGAGCAGCCGAACGCCATCGCGCATGACCGCTACCTTCGCCAGCTCAAGCAGATAATCGAGGTCCATTTCGGTATCCTCGTTTTCCGGGGTCTGAGCGATGATGCCGAACTTCTCATCCAGCAGTTTATCGGCTGGACCAGGGCGAAGGCATTGGGCCGCGAACTCGGGAAGCTCGTAAATCGCCGCCCGCATTCTACGCTCAAGGATCGGCCTTGGCATTGTCTCGAACGAGGCCACAGCCATCGGAACGCCGCGCTTGAGCAGCTTCGCCAATGCGACCAGCAAAAGCGATGTTTTTCCCCGGCCAGCATAGCCGGTCATCACCGTGAATGTTCCGGGTACCAGCTTGAACAGGTCGTCGAGCCCATCCATGCCAATCTCCAACGATGTGACATCGGGCGGCTCGGGAAAATCCTGAAACCGGTAATATCCCTTAACCGGATAGGGTTTGGCCCCGTTGATGTTCGCCACGACCGTCGCCATGCCGTGCATCTGCAGAACGTCGTTCAAGTCCTTGCAGTCAGCAGCGTAGGTCACGAACTTGCAGCGCTCCGGGCCCAGCAACCGGGCCAGATCTGCCGCAAGAACCCGGCCAGGCTCGTCGTCATCGGTGGCGAGGATGAAGGTTTTTACCCGGTCGATCAGATCGCGGCTGCGCTGGATACACTCGTATCGCCTCTCCTCGAACGGATTCTCGCTCTCGTTGCGGGGTGCGCCATTGGGCACGGACAGGACGTGCTGAAAGCCCGCCTGGATCGCCACTAATGCATCCCACTCGCCCTCCGTGATTATCACCGGGGCGCCGGCCTCCACTTCCGGGCTCAACAGCGCGTCGTGGTTCCACAGAACGAGCGGCGCCCCCTCGTCCATTCGGTGCCGCTTGTCCGCCGTCAGGCGATGCTTGTGGTTCACCACCTTGCCCCGCTCGACATAGGGCACGCTCAGCCAGTTTGCGCCGCCGTCTAGCGTCGTTGCGAGCCCAAACTTCTCTGCGAGGATCGGGTCTATCCCCCGTCCGCTCAGCCAGTCCTTGTGCCGATCGTGGATCATAATTCTTTCCGCCCTTGAACCCGCAGCCATTGTGACAATTCCATTGAACCCCATCTGCGCCCACCATGACCGACAGGCACAGGTCGCGCTTGTTTCGTCGGGTTGCCGAACATTGCGGGCAGAGGCACTTGTGGTTCCCCTGCCGCCATGAGCGCAGAACAATCCCCGCCTCCCCGAGAATTTCGCCAGCCGTCACCATCCGTCACCGCCAACAGCTTGAAGCGCCGGTTTACGGAGGATCACTTCGATGTACGGAACCGGATCAACGGCGCGCTCGGCCTGGGATTGAGCTATCGCCGCAGCCGTTCTGCCTCTGCCGTAATCCTTGACCCATTTGCCGATATGGGCGGCCTTTGCCTTGCCGAGGTACGCCTTGGCGCTGTCCCAAAAAGCTTTGTCCGAATCCGGAACGTCAGCGCCAGTTACGTTAGTAACTGGAACATCTGTATCTGCTTCTGTATCTGGGGGCGTTTCGGTAGCGGTTTTGGAACGTTCCCTGAAACGTTTCACTCTGTCCGTTGAAACGTCCGATTTGTACTGGCGAGCGCCCCACTTGTGCGGCTCAAACCCTTGATCTGTCTTGACAATTAATCCGCCATCAATGAGGCGATTGAGCATTGCCTTCGCCTTTCTTGGGTCGAGACGCAGGGCGAATGCAATATCGTTCTCGGTCGAAAGGTTCGACGATCCTCGGGACATCAGGCAGAGAAGGTTGACCCATCCCTTGAAATCATCGCCAGAAAGGCGCTGAACCTTGGGGTCATCCAGCAGCTCGTCGTACATGCGAAACCAACGGCTCATGCCTCATCAACCTCCATGGTAATGACGAGCCGTGGGCGATTGGAATAACGCTTGCGGACGATCAGATCCGTGACCTGGCTATCGTCCTTGAACAGAATGCCGTTGCAACCATCCAGAGCAGCCTTGGCGTAATTATCCGCATCGGGCCGCGTTGTGGGCTTCAGGATGCCGTCTATGGCGTCAGCGCGCCTCTTGCGGCTCAATGACTTCGGCATGGTCACATAAGCCGTTACGCACAGGGTCACGGCGTCCAGTACGGGCGGTCGATCCTGCATCACCGCGACGGCTTCGCAGCGTACCAAATCCTCATAGCGGCGTGTTTTGGCCGGCGTGTAGACGCGGGCGAACCTGCCTCGCGTTGTGACGCGGGCGCGGCCCTTCGCCACGGGCGCTCCGTCAACAGTGACGATCACCAATTCTGGAGCTGGAGCTACCCAAGGCGCGTTCATGCAAAGCCACCCGATGTTAAAACCGGGCTACCTATTGACCCCATAAATTGGGGGTCGCCATGATTCTTAGCGACCAGCCCCAATTCACGGGCACGGTCCATGAAAGCATGGTAACCCATGCCTAAATCGCTATCGTGGTTGAGGCCGTATTTGATGGAGCGGATTAGCAGCGCCTCGCTGGCTATCTTGGCGGCATTGCGCGCCATGGTTTCCGCTGTGATCGCGCCGCCACCATGGAAATCATGGCCGATAGTCGCGAGCCCACAGCGGCGGCTGCAATAGCGCCGTGCGCGCCAGCGGAGCATTTCAAGCGGAGCGGGCCGCTCAAACTTCTCGCCGCACCCCTCGCATGTTTTGATGTCGGGATAGCTCACGCCGCGATCCGATCAACCTGAAGCTCGGCTGCCTTTGCGAGGACCTGGGCTTTGCGTTGGGCTATTTGTGCGGCACGGGCTTTCTTGGCGGCGAGGTGGCGCGTGTAGTAAATGGCGTCCAGATCGGAGAGGGCCTTATCGTAAACCTCGCGCCATGTGTCGCGCTGGGACCGGGCTCGGGCCACTTCCCGGCGCAACAGGAGGTTAACCCCAGTGACGATCAGACCATAGGCTAGGGTGATGTAGATGATCATGCGACAAGCCTCCGCTGCGCTTTGCTTTCAACGCGCGCGACCATTCCGGCCTCGGCCAGCAGATCGTGCATGAGCCATCCCGCCCGCGTCAGGCGGTAGTAATCGTTGATGCTGCCGGCGCTGCGGTGCTCGCCTTTCCAGTTTGGATTGTGGCGGTGTTCAATCAGGCCGCGACGACCGAGGCCGATTGCTGTCGGAACCCAAATGGATCGGCCATCAAGGTTACCGGTGCTGCCCTGCGCAAGCTGATCAAGAACCTGCACGTGATATCGGCTCAACGTCAGGTTGAACGCTGTCGAAGTCGCGGCTTCGCGCAATAGCGGGTTCGGCGCGGGGCGATTGTCGTTGCTCATGCTGCCTCCACTACGGCGCTGTCTGCGAGCGCGATCAGGGCATCCAAGGAGCGGCGGGCGGCCCTGAGTTTCCCGACGATCTTCGCGGCTTCCTTGGGCGTCGTTTCAACGCCACCGTCGCTTTCCGTATGTTGGGTTTCGATGATGACGTGGAGCGCGCCGAGCAGCGCCAGGGCGGGATTTCCGTCCGTGTCGCACAGCGATCCGTTGGGGACAGACCGCGAGCCGCCAAGCTCAAGAAATGGATCGAGTGCGGACGGGCCAAACTCGTATTCGATATTGGCCAGCGTCACGCCATCAAGGTTCGTCGCCTCGGTGCGCGCATTCTTGACGGTGCCAGACGAGCAGCCCAAGCGCTCAGCCAGTTCTGGGTCGTTCAGACCATGTTGGCCCTGGAGACTAAGGACGATCTGCTTGACCGCCGCCCGATAAGACTTTGTGGTCGGGCGCGGCTTGCGGGCCAAGACATTGCTGCGCTGCGTCATTTAGATACGTCTCCGTGATAAAGATGTTCACAGCCCCAGTCCGCGCCGGAATCCTCACCGAGAGGATCGCGCTTCGTGCTGCGTCGAAGGCTCGCGCACAGATCGAATGGGAGGCAGATCAGCCAACCCATGAAGGCGATGAAGGCGAGACTGCCTTGGCCGCGTTGGCGGGGGTCAGTGTCCCAGAAGTCGTTGTCCTCGCTCATGCGATCCACTCAGCAAGGGTGCCCGCGCCGCCATTTGGAGCCGACGGCGCGGGCTCACCGATCTCGCCTTGGGGGGAGAGGGACCGGTGATAGGATCTGGGGAGGGATCGCTTGTCGGGGTGGCCCGACGCGGTCAGCGGAATGAAGCGCAGGATTTCGACAACTCGGTTGTTGACGATGCGAACGGGCTTTCCACGAAGCTCCGCCTTGATGATGGGTTGACGGCGGATCATGCGGCAGCCTGTTCGGTTTCAGGCTCGTCAGGCAGTACATTCGCCACCTCGTCAGAGGTAAGCGACACTCCGTGACTCTTGGCGGCATCGAGCACGGCGCGTTGACGCCACAGAGGGATTTCACGCTTGGCATGCCAGCTCTTCACAGTGGAAGAGGGAACACCGAGCTTGGCGGCCATTGGGCGGATACCACCCATCTTTTGAAAGACGCTTTTCATCGCGCCGGCCATCATGTGCGATTAACGCACCACATGCAAGTAAAATGCGTGCGGCAATCGCACTTCCCGTGCGGGCGCGAAAATCGCACAAGCGTTTTGATGGAGCCGGGGGAAATCGTTGAGGCGCTGAAGCGCTTTGCTGTGCCGCATGACAAGATCGCGGAGGTGATCGGTCGTGACCGCACTACCGCCACGAAATTGGTGGCCGGCAAGCGATCGATAAAGGCTACTGAGATCGGCCCGCTAAGAGCGCTGGTTGAGGAAGCCGAGCGCGAAGCGGGTGAGGCGCAGGCTGTGCGCCGCTCACGCCCCTTGGCCGACGAAGAGGAAGGCCTGATCGGGGATTACGTCTCTGTAGACGTTATGCCGTCCTATGCGGGCATGGGTGGTGGCGGTACGGGAGAAGGGGATCGCGCCGTGGCCCGCCTTCCCCGGCGCCTAATTGAAGAGGAACTGCGCGGGCATCCCGAAGACTTCGTACTTATCGATGTGCGGGGTGACAGCATGTTTCCTGACTTTCTCCACGGGGATCAAATTCTCGCGGACAAGCGAGATCGTGATCCACGGCAGCCAGGCTCATTCGCGCTGTGGGATGGTGACGGCTATGTGGTAAAACTAGTCGAGAGAGTGCCGCATAAGCGCGGCTGGTACAGAATATTCTCCGCAAACGAACGCTATACAGCTTATGAGGTCGAAGAAACTGAAGCGACTATATTGGGGAGGCCTGTGTGGTTCGCGCGGCGCCTCTGATTTTCGTTCTGCTGGTCGGATGCCAAAAGAAGGCTGATGATCACATTTGCATTGTGCCGATGTCGCTTGAGCAGTCACTTAAGCTCGGAAACGACAGTGCGAGCTGGCAGCAAAAGGTAGATGCCTGCGTTTCTCGCTGGGGCATGAGACTGGCACAAGGTCCGGACTCCATCAACGAAGTGGCGGAGGCCACCATAGGCGGCTGCACCGATGCGCTAACCAGCGCCACATCCTCTGAATTCCAAGAGTACCGGCAGCACAACATTGCGCCGCCCGATTGGGATGCCGCTCTAGCCGATAAGCGAAAGACAGCTCTTGGGCTGGCGAGATTCTATGTTGCCCTCGCCCGTGCAGGACATTGCCCGGTCCCATAAAAATCGCCACGTGCGATTTATGTGCGATTTTCGCTTGACTAAGGTGCGATAGTCGCACATACCGCTCCCAACATCGAAGGAAGGCCCCGCCTACTTCGGTAATTGGGAGATAGATCGACATGGCCGTAACCTACGAATGGGTTGTCGAGCAGATGGATGGCGAGGAGATCGTCGACACATCCGCCTTTGACACGCTGGCCGAGGCTATGAAGTTCGCCGGCACAGACTGTGTGATCTGTCTCCGTCGCGACGTGAGCGAGGACATTGACGGCGAGCCTTGGGATATCAAGGACCGGCAGTACGCCTATCCGGGCGACACAGAGTTTGAGCACGGAGCCGCAATCCCAAAGAAGCTGATGGCGGACTTCCTGTCCCTGTCCGCACGCGCCGCAGCCCTCGAAGCCCTCAACACCGAAACCAATGAAATGGTAGCGCTGTCGCAGGGACGGCTGGCATGAAGGGCCCGGAGAACCCGCAGGCATTCCCGCTGGCAATCCCCGGCGACTGCGTTTCGCAGCCTGACTACGGCATGACCCTACGCGATTGGTTCGCGGGGCAGGCGCTGAACGGCTTCCTTGCTATCCTGCTTGATGGGCGGCTCCCAGAGCTCGGCGATAAAACGCCCGGCCAAGTTATCGCTGGCGAGGCCTACTCGCTCGCCGATGCCATGCTTGCCGAAAGGTCCAAGCCATGAGCGGCTACGCTCCCACCGCACAGGATCGCGGCTACCCGCTCCTGATCTGGCCCACTGGTGCAGACAAGGACCACTACCGCAAAGCAATGCGCAGGGAATATCCCAAGGCGACTGATGCTCAGATCGAGGAGCTGGCCCGTGCTGGCGCTATGATCGACGCAGGGAGCAAGCGGTTCGTCTGCATTGGGTTCCAGTGTGAGAGCCATACCGGCCTGATCCATTTGGGAGAGGCGGCATGAGGCGCACCCTGAAAACTGCGCTCCTGTTTCAGCTTGCTGGACAGGAAGAGAAGGAAGCCGAAGTGCTAGTGCGCTATTTCGTGCACCGGGGCTGTCAGGCGACCTATGAGCGGCCGGGCGAGAACGACAGCTTCGAAATCGAGGCGATGCACCTGATTGATGGCGACAAGCCCATCGATATCACATGGATGCTCGATCGCGGTTTCTACGGCGAGCAGGACTTCGCCGAAGAGTGCGGGCAGGATTACGCCGAACATCTGGCCGAGGCCGCTGATTATCGCGACGAACTGCGCCGCGAGCAGTCGATGGAGTCCCGGGCATGAGCGCGCAGCACACGCCGGGTCCTTGGGCTGTCGAGGAGCCTATGGACCACGAACTTTGGATCGTGGAAGACGGCAAGGAGGCTTACGAGTGGCGCGTTATCGCAGGCTGCCCGTGGCCTGACGAGCCGAGGGACATTCCCCGGAAGCAGGTTGAGGCAAACGCCCGCCTGATCGCCGCCGCTCCTGATCTGCTGGCGGCGCTGGAGAAGGCTGCACCGTTTATCGGATGGGCCTCGACACGCGGGCAAATTCTTGCAGGCGTCGATGCGGACGAGCTTTGCGACGTTATCGATGCCGCCATCGCCAAAGCCACAGGTGAAGCATGAGTACGGTTACTCAGGCTGATCGGGATGCGGCGCTTCGTGTTCGCCAAATTCAACTAGGGCACAGCGTTAAGCTTCCGAACGATGGCCACTATCTCATTCAAGCCTTCGCCGCCCATCGCACAAGTTCTCAGGTAGAACTTCTTGAGGCGCTGGATCACATTGCAAGGCAGTGGCCCGATAGTTTCGCGGCGCGCACGGCAAGAGCCGCCATCTCCAACGCCCGTTCCAACTCTATGGTTAGTGGGAGGGATAGTTGAGACAAGTATTCATGGCGAATGCCTTCGGCACCGCGCTTTCGTCTGCTTCGCAGATCAAGCCAACTTCGTTGTCTTGCCCCTCCGGGCTTCAATCGACTTTCGCGGGAGCAAAATCATGAGCCGCTACTACATCGATTGCGAGTTTGACGGGCACGATGGGCCGCTGCTCAGCTTGGCCATGGTTCGCGAGGATGGGGTTAGCATCCACATTCGCACCCTGGCTGAACCCAAAGACCCTTGGGTCATCGCGAATGTCTGGCCGCTCATGACCGAGCAAGACGCCGACTTCATGACCATGACCGATTGGGTTGGCGGAGACATTCGGGATTTCATCGGTGGCGATCCGCAGCCGCACGTTATCGCTGATAGTCCTGTGGACATTGCGCGCTTTTGCCAAGCCGTATCGACCGGAGAAGATGGCGGCTGGGCGAGCGCAGATTACGAGCGGATGACCTTCACGGTCGAGAATGTTGATTGTTATCCGACCGATCTTCCCGGCGCTGTCCAGCATAACGCTTGGTGGGATGCGAGGGCTCTGCGGCACAAGCTGAGTGCTGCGGCATGATCGCGCAAGGGATCAGCGCCTTTGGTCAAGACGCGCAGCGGCTTGAGGCGAAGCCCGCGAGCCCGGTCCGCATAGCGGATGCGCCCAAGAGTATCCCTGACGCCCTTCATAATCTGCTTACCTCAGCAGAAACCCTTCGTGAAATGATCTCAAACAGAACGCCTGAGAGCGCTGAAATGGCAGCCATAGAAGGGCGTTGGAAGAAGAATAGGGAGGCGAGAAATGGCCGACTGGATTGAGTGGAACGGTGGAGAATGTCCTGTCGATCCACATACGCGCGTCATGGTGAGGTGTGCGGGCTTTGGAGACGAAACCGACACTGCGGATGCTGGCGTTTACAGTCTTGGTGATGGCGATGACTGGTGGAGGCACAATGGGAAGCCAACCGACATCATCGCCTACCGCATCGTGGAAAGGCTCTCGTCATGAACAGGCCCCCATTAGATTGGCAGGATGTGGCTGTGCAGAGGGAACGTGTGTTGAGGGATTTCTCTCGTTCTTCTGGGAAGATTGAGATGGATCTTTGGGCGCCGCTTCGCGGAACCTGCTCTCGTCCTTCGGATCGAGCCCGTTCCGGTCTCGCCGCTCCGCGCTTCGATCAGGCGCATGAGCTGGACGCGCTTGCATGGGCTCCCCGTGCAATGGGCTTCACCGCCAATATCGCATCCGGTTTCGCCATGGCCCTACTGCTTGTGGGCGTGGCTGTGTGGAAGGGCTGGCTGTGACCGATCTAGTATGGATCGCGGTCAGCGGAGGTCGGTATTACTCCGATTACGCCCACGTCAAACGCGTACTGGACGAGGAGCGTCCCGGCGTAGTTGTTCAGGGTGAATGCCCGACGCCAAGCCAAGGGGCTGACGGGCTCGCGAAGCGGTGGTGCCGTGAAAATGGCGTGCCCTGCATCGGTGTCGAGGCGCTCTGGAAATTCTATGGAAAGCCTGCCGGTCCAATCCGCAACGGTTGGATGTTCAGCCTTCTGCCGATTTACAAGCTGATCGCATTCCCCGGAGATCGGGGCACGGCGAATGCCGTTGAGCAAGCGATTGAGCGTGAGATTTGCGTTCGTGACGAGCGCGAAAAATCCAACGCCGCTTCGGACCTTAATGGTCAGGCAAGCGCGCCTCTGTCCGACGAAGCCGGACACGCGCCAGAGGTTTCACGATGAACGCGCCGACGAAAATTGAGGCGGGTCCGCCTGCCGTCTATACGGCAATCGCAGCCGTCCAAGGTGAGCTTGCCAAGGTAGGCATCGCCAAGGAGAGCGAGAACGCCTCGCAGAACTACAAGTTTCGCGGGATCGATGCCGTCTATGGGGCGCTGTCCCCATTGCTATCGAAGCACGGCCTTTGCGTTCTGCCTCGCATCGTCAACCGCGAGATGCATGAGCGCGTCACTATCAAGGAATGGAACGGTCAGAAGAAAGAGAGCGTCCTGTTCTACGTCACCGTGGAAGCGGAGTTCGATTTCGTCGCTGTCGAGGATGGCTCGGCACATACCGTTCGCACCTATGGCGAGGCGATGGACAGTGGCGACAAGGCCACGAACAAGGCCATGTCGGCAGCCTACAAATATGCCGCGTTCATGGCGTTTGCGATCCCCACCGAGGGCGACAACGACGCCGACGCGACCACGCATGACGTTGCCCCTCGCGACGAGCCCGCGCCGCGTCAGAAGCTGGAAGGCAAATACCCCAGCAAGTCGCAGCTACAGGCGGCGCTACGCGAGTTCGTCAACAAGCTGCTTGACGCTGGCGACGTGCAGACTGTGGACGCGCTTGAGGTGGAATATGCCGAGGCACTGACCCAATGCCAGCGGGATCTGCCCGTATGGTGGGAAGGCGATGGCACGCCTGAAAAGCGCGGTGTCGCAGGTCAGATTGCCGACAAGCGCGAGAGCTTCGGCGGCATGGTGTTCGAGCTGATGCGCTCCATGAAGGAATGCGAGACGCTCAAGGGCCTGACCGCTTGGTGCGCCACCAATGAAACCCTGATCGATGGCCTGAACGACATCGACCGTCGCCGCTTCGAGAAGGAGCGGGATCAATTCGAAAGCGGGTTGTCCGCTGTAGCAAGAAGGAACGCAGGATAATGGCAGATCGTCTCGACGCGCTTACGGTGCGTGAAAGCAACGGCAAGAGCTACTGGACCAAAATCGGCGCGGCTTTCCAGTCGAAAGGCGGCGGTTGGATCGTGCGCCTGGATGCCATGCCCGCGAGCGTGGAAGGCCAGTTCTCTATCCATCTGCGCGTGCCACTACCCAAGGACGGTGAGCGTGGCAGCGCGGCCCCCGACCTTGACGACGATTCGCCGTTCTAGGTCGCGATAGATGCCGTCCGCCGCGATCAAACGATATTGGGATTGGCTGCCCGACACGTGCCCCTGTGGCGCACCGTCTGAGCATGTCCATCACATTATCCACGTCAACGGCCAGCGCATCACCAAAGATGACTGGCTTGTGATGAAGCTCTGTGCCGCCTGCCACCAAGGCAAAAAGGGCGTGCACGGGCTCGGCGGCGAACGGCAATTTCTTGAGGAGACCGGCTGGGATCTTGTCCAATGGTCGATCCTGAACCGCCACAATTTCGAAGTGAGGGCGCGATGAGCAATATGGACCCGGTTGACGAAGGCATGGAGCGTCTACGTCTGGCGATGCTGGACAGCGCCCGTAAGCAATCCGAGGCGTCACGTCTGGACGAGCGCCGCAAGATCATTCGCGCCCAGCTCGTCAAGAAATTCCGCGCGGACGGCAAGGCGGTCGGGGAATCCGAACAGCTCGCCATGGCAACCGAGCAATACGAAACCGCCGTCAACGAACACTACCTGGCCGATCTGGAAGCGGGCTTGGCGAAGGCTGAAGCCGACTTCCTCAAGATACGCTGGGAGACATGGCGCACCAGAGCCGCAAACAAACGCGCGGAGATGAAGCTGTGATCGTGGTCTGGTCATTAGATGAAGGGAATACAGCGTGAATCTCTACGATTTGATCGCTCAGCATTTGATCGACGAACAGGACCAAAAGGCGGAGCGGCGCCTCGCGTCAGGGACACCTACGCGCAGCGCCGAGACTACGGGCTCGGTCGGCGAAGCCGATGGTGGCCCGGCCCACGAAGTGGGAGACGCCCAATGACTGACACCCTCACCCAATCCCAACAGGCAATCCTAAATGGGCTGACGGCGGCGCAGAGGCGAATGCTTCTGGCTGCCCGTGAGACGCCACTAACGAGCCGCATGAAGTGCCCCGGACGCATGAAAGCGCTTCGGGCAAAGGGCCTCGCGGTTGAGGCATGGAGGGGAGGTGATCTTCTCACGCCGCTTGGTGACGCAATCCGTGAAGCCCTTCTCCGCACCACCCTCCTACAGGCTAATAGAAATGGGAAATGAGATCACACGCGAGAGCTTTCTTTCGCAACTTCGTCGGGTGAACGCGGAGCGATATGAGGCGTGGGTCACGACGACCGAGCCGATCATGCTTTGCGAGCATTGTGGCCGCGATGAGGGAAGTGCAGCGGCGTCGGGTCACAACTTCTGCATCGCCCCGTTCACACCGCAAGAGCATAGCTTCACGCGGCCGCACGGCACCCTGACCAAGGAAGTCCGAGCCGACGCCGGAATTCTGTTCGACGCGGCCGAGCTTGGCGGTGAGGTCGGCGAGCTTTTGAACGTGGTCAAAAAGCTGGTCCGCGAGGAAGCCGGCTGGCGTGGATCGAGAGCCACCCCGGAAGATTTCGCCGACGAATGCGCCGATGTCCTGATCTGCCTGGACAAGCTCGCACGTCGGAAGGGCGTGGATCTGGAGGCCGCTACGGTCTCCAAGTTCAACGCCACTTCGGACAAGCAAGGCTTCCCGCACAAGCTGACCAGTCAGGTGGCACCATGACCAATAATACAAGGATAGTGAGCCAGAGGGCGCGCGATGCGGCGGCTGATGCACTGGAGTGCTGCGAGCGCGCCATTTCGGCTCAGTATGCCCGATCGGGACGCGGTGATGACGATCCCGTTGTAGAAGTCTTCGCCCGTTTCGAGGAAGAAACACTAGCGCTTTCGAGGGATGGGGAGCGGGAGGCGGAGACCGGATGGCTGATCGAGGAAGATGCGGGCGGCTTCACGCACTGGATCGCACTGGCCGATATTCAATGGCCCCGGTCCAGGCGGGAATACTTCAATGAGGAATATGAGAATCGCAAATACTTAAGCCATGTCACGCGCGTGAAGGACGCTAACCTTGCCCTTCGGTTCGCGCGAAGGGCGGACGCTGAGCAGTTCATTAAGCTATTCGAACGCTTCCTGCTCCATGCCAAGGCCACCGAGCATATGTGGCCGTCCGCCACCCCCCAACACACTCGCGAAGCCGCCCAGGACGTAAGCGACCGCGTTCGCCGGCTCGTCATTGCCGCCCGCGTCTGCGCCTACAGCGACAACGATACCGACATGAAGGAACTGGACGAGGCTGCAGAAGCCTTCGCCGCTGACATTCCCTGGGAGGATGGCCATGACGCCTGACGTGCGAGGAGCGTGCTGCCCCCTGTGTGCAGACGGAGTGGATCACGCTGAATGTGTCCGCCCTTCATGGACTATCGGCGCCACCAAAGACCTTGTCCCGGAGAGCAATGCCGGGGTGAGAGAGGCGATTGCGCGGATTGTTGATCCTGAAACTTGGCAGGCCCACGATGATATTGAGGCTGGAAATCATCACGGTTATTCGATCAGTAAGGTAGGCGTGGATTGCGCCGTATCGCTCGCCAAGGCCGACGACATTCTCTCCCTTCTCCCCGCATCTATCGATGTGGGACTACGCATTGCCGCAGATACAATCCTCGCCCTGGATGCAAAATCACCGAGGGATTTAGGGCTTGTCCGTCAGACGCACGCTAACGGAACGCTGGGAGGTATCCGGCATTGCGCTTGGATCATCCGCGATTCTTGCGGCTCGGGGCCTTTCGCTGCCGATGTGGTGGGGAAAGCACGGGAGGCGCTGGAGGATGCGGCGGCTGATTTTCAGGATCATGCGGATCACGCTCGGAGCAGGATTGCCGACGGAGACGACATGGATGCTCCGCGTGTTTGGCGCATAGCCTTAGAGGACATCGCCCGCGAGGCCGACCAAAACCGTCAACGCGCCCGCACCGCTTTGGCTTCTCTCACTGGGGAGGGGTTGTGAGCTTCTCAAGCGAAAGGCGCATGAAATCCGTCCGTAAGCAGCATCGCTGTGACGCATGCCCTGCGCCCGTAGAAATAGGCCAGCCTATGGTCCGGTGGGCGGGCATGACCGACGGCGACTTTGGAACGCTGGGCTATCATCCCGAATGTCGCGAGGCGGAAATCGAGCTCAACAAGCTGCACGGCACTTGGTCCAGCGATGAATGGATCGCGCTGTGGGACTTCGATTGGGAAGACGCCCGCTGGTTGCTGGAAGAGCATCCCATCGTTGCCGAGCGCAAGGGTGTCACCGTCGAAAAGCTGGCCGCGTACGAGACGCGCTGGAAGCGCCAATCCACACCGAGGACCCCACATGAATAATGATATGATCCACCTTGCGGAACGATGCGAAGCGGCGACGGGGCCAGATCTGGAGCTTGATGGGTCGATTTGGTGGGCAACGCGACCACCCGACATGATCGCCGAGGTTTATGACCGCACCGGATACGTTCGCAAGTGCATCGAGCGAGACGGTTCGGCGGGCAAGGCGCTTCAACAGTTCTTCGATAGCGCAAACCCTCATTGTCTCGCCCGGCTCGCATTCGAGACGAGCTTCACCGCCAGCATCGATGCCGCGAGGATGCTGGTACCGGAGGGCTCGCTCTTCTCCGTTCGCACCCTTTGGGATGACGACAAGGTGGCAGGTTTCGCGTCGGTGAGCCGCTACGAGGATGCCGAGGTGGGCGGTCACTTCCGGCGATATTGGATGGACGAACAACAGTCCAACGCCGCCACACCCGCCCTCGCTCTCTGCTCAGCCAGCTTAAGGGCTCGCGCTCTATCTACTGTTAGTAGGGGGGAAGTCATTGAATAAGCTGGACGACCGCCTGCGGCGGCAACCTGCTCTCGCCTTCGGTCGAGCCACTACGTGTCTCGCTCGCTTTCGCGACTTCGATCAGGCGTATGGAGGGTATCTGTGAACGACAACGACTACCCGATCCTTGTCAGCCCCGACCGTGGCGCGGCCATGATCGGCTGCGGCAAGACGTATCTCTACGAGTTGATCAACGCCGGCAAGATCGAGGCGAAAAAGCAGGGCCGGTCCACGGTCATCCCTGTGGAGAGCTTGCGAGAATATGCGGCTTCCCTGCCAAGTATTCGGACCAAGCAAGCATCATAGGACGCCTCTCTTCAAGCAGGTCGGCGCGGGCATAGGCGGCGCGCACCTCGTTAGGATCGCTATGGGCCAGTGCCATTTCGCTCAGGTCGTCAGGATAGCCCAAGGCTCTTGCCCAATCCTTGAACGTGGAGCGGAAACCGTGCGGCACTTCGGTTCGCCCCATCCTCCGCATCATCATCCGCAGCGTGTCAGGCGACATTGGCTTGCCGGTCACGGTGAACAGCAGATCATGATCATGCATCTCCATCATCGATCGCACGATATCGATTGCGGCGGGCGACAGCGGGAAGCGATGCGGCTCCCCATTCTTCATCTCCGCGCCTGGAACAGTCCACACAGCGGCGTCGAGATCGAACTGCCCGCGCTTGGCAAGATATATATTTCCCGGCCTTGGTATGGTGAGCAGGTAGAAGGCCATCGCCATGCGAACCTCGACCACGCTTCGGCTCATCGGGATTGCAGCGTAGAAAGCTGGCGCTTCGATCCATGGTATGGCGGGCATACGGCGAATATCGGACCGCTTGCGCCTGCCGCGCCGTGGGAGTGCATCGCGGACCAGCGCCATGTCTACCCGGCTGTTGCGGTAGTCGTTGCCGACAGCCCAGCTCATAACCCGATCGATTCGCTGCAAAGTCCGGTCGGCGGTCTCGCGCTTGTCGAGCCAGATGGGAGAAAGTATCTCCACAACATGGCCGCGCTCTACCTGGTTGACCGGTTTGTCGCCTACGATGGGAAACGCGTAGGTTTCGAGCGTGGAGAGCCATTGCGCCTTATGCTTGGCGTTCTTCAGCCCCGCCGTCAGCGCCTTGTGGGCAGAACGTGCAGCCTGCTCGAAAGTGGGGATCTCAGTGGGCAAAGCCGTGCCGTGGGCATCGATCCCCTCTTGCAAGCGGCGCGCTTTCTCCCGCGCGATTGCCAGGGTGACGCGCTTGGCCGAGCCGAGGGTGAAGTCCTTGCGCTTGCCCGCGACAGTCGTTCGAAGGACATAATATTTGCCGCCCTCAGGGGTGACTCGCAGGTGAAAGCCGGTCCCGCCGCCATCCGAGTAGCGGCCCGGCTCCGTCAACATCTCAACCTTACGAGCCGTCAATCTGCCCACTACGCGATTCCCTGCCCACCGATTGCCCACCTATGGACCGCGCTCGGCAGTGAACGCAAGCGAACGTCAGCGACGGAATTTGGCCTTCACAGGAGGAGTTCGCGATCTTCAGCGAACCCCGGCGAAAGACCTCTGGCGGAGAGGGTGGGATTCGAACTGCCCTCAATAAATTTTCTGTCTGCCCACTTTTTTGCCCACTTTGTGCTTGACGATACCCGTAACTCTGTTACTAATGCTCTCACACCACGGGCCAGCGGCCCACCTGATGAGGGAGAACAAAGATGGCAGACCGTTACGAAGTCACCGATGCACAGACCCAAAAGGTCGTTGCCACTTATAAGAACCGAGATCAGGCTTATCGGTTCGCCGATCGCCAAGATGACGCCTACGGGGCCGTTCGCTTCGTCGTGCGGCCCGTGTGGAACTAAGATGAAGCCTGCCATTGAGATGGGGAGCGGACACAGCGTAACCTGTGCGGGCGTAACCCCTAATCCGCTTTCCTTCTCAGTGGCAGGCCAAATCATGAACCCATCAGAGGTAAAATCCATACGAAGCGCCTTGGGCCTGACTCAGACTGAGTTGGGCCTTTGGCTTATGCTGTCCGGTGAGCAGCCAGGGCACACCGTCCGCATGTGGGAGAGCGGTAAGCGCACCGTGACAGGGCCAGTTGAGGTTTGCCTTACCGCGTTCGCGAGCGGCTATGTACCGCCTCACATCGCTAAGGCCCAGCATAACCCCTCCCCTGCTCCGAAAGGCTTTTAGTATGGTAATGTTTTCAGGAGCTTATCCCGCTTTCGCCCTTCGGGCCGAACCCCTACGGGTTTCGTCGCGTTGCGCTTCAATCGGGGCTAAAGGATAGAATATGAACTTGGACGAACGACTGCGCGGTCTGGCTGAGCGATCCCGCGATCTGCTGCAATATGTGAACATGCAGGTGCAAGACATCGAGCGCGACATCGAGGCTGCCAAACGAGCGTGGCCGGCGGACCAGATGATCCCGACAAGCGTCGCTGACTGGCATGATAGGGCCGAGCCAACTCCAGATGGAGTTGTAATCTGGGCTACCGATGGCTCGCGGGTTTGGACGATTTGGGGCAACGGCAAACCAATTGCTGGCAGCGCGACGGCTGTCAAAATGTGGACGCGCGCCTTTATCCCCTCGCCGCCAGCCAATTTGCAAACGATAGATCATCCGATGATCGCGCAAGGGGGCGTTACCCGAATGGGCGGAGACGGCGAAGCTGGCTCCGAGCCGAAGGCTTAGCACCCGGTCCGAAGGATGCGCCCAACCTCTCCCTAGCCATCCCAACAAAGGAACTAATAGAATGAGTATGGTAGAGAGGGTTGGGGTTACGGTCCTGCCACCGCGATCAACGGACGACGAAGCAAGCGCCCTGCTGGACGATCTAAGCAAGCTCCAAACGTGGTGTATCATGCAGGCTAGCCGAGATCGCAATGCGGCTGGAGCGGCCGATTTGGTTCAGCGAACTCGGGTGTTTATCATCGAGCGATGCAAGCGCCAGTCGATACAGGATCGTGGCAATCCATGATCACCGCAGCATTAAAGGAGGGATAGGGTATGGTAGATGTATTTGGACCTTATCCAGCTCTCACCCTTCGGGCTATGCCGCTTCGCGTCATATCGCTTCGCGTTTCGATTTGGGGTAGTGAGCCAGCATGAGCCTAGCACAATCCCTCACCCGCCTTCGTCTATTCCGCCAGTCCTTCGAGGACGGAGAGGTATGCGAGGAGACCCACCTGACCACGAACGACCTGGATTTGATCCTGAGCGTTCTGGAGCCGGCCGGTGAAATCGAATGCACCACTTGCGGGCAGTATTTCGACCCCGCTGACACGGCGGCTGCGGCACACCACGATCAGGAAATGCACACCCCTCTATGATAGAGAGAATGCCATGAGCGACGATCAAGCCTCAGTCCACAGCATTTGGCTGTACCCTCGATGCCTCACTGAAACTGAGGCCAAGATTGCCGACAAGGCCTTGCGCGACGGGGACGAGGAAACGCTGATCGGGCTTGGCGGGGTGAAGACGGACATGGCCGCCGCTGGGTACGAAAGCCTTGGCGTTATGCCGGGAACGAACTTCGAAGGGTGGGCGCTCCCTTTGCACAACCCACCCAAAGGCTGTTATTTTACTGACCCTCCAAGATCTTCCGGCGGTTCGCGTATCGTGCGCTGGGCCAGCTTGGACAGCTCGAAGAGAATGCCATGAGCGATAAACCGGCCCCGCTGGACGTTGGGAGTGATTGGCCCTCGGTCTGCGCCTCACTGAATCCCGGAGAAACGCGCGAAGTTATTAGCGATGGCTGGAATTGCACGATAGGACGCGGCTTCCGATTGATCGTGAGCGGCGATTGTCGCATGGACGGGCTGAGCGAACACCCGATGGCCCGCAGCAAATGCCCAAAATGCGGCTACACCTTCACGACCAACGAGGCGCCACAGGATTGGAAATGTCCGATCGATGGTGAGGTTTTGGGATCGGTGCCGTACCCGTGATCGGTAGCGACACCTAGCCGAATCGTTCACGGCATGTTCTACATCCACCATGTCCCTCCGCGTACGAAGAACCCTAGGTCAGATGCTGGACGGTGGCCATGAAGCATGGGCCGAATGCCACACCTGCCATAAGCAACAGGCTATCGACCTACCCGCTTTGATAGCCAAGGTTGGCCGGGATTATTCGCTGTGGAACCGGCGATGCGTTTGCCGCTGGACGTCCGGATGCAAAGGCTTCACGCTATTTCTCTGCGGCCCCGGATGGCGGCACATCATGGCAGACGAAGACGTGGAGCTGTGGTGGGTGTTTAATCCTATCGGGTCGCGAACGCGCTCAAACGAGCCACCAAAGCCTCCATCTCCCCTATGATCGTAGGTAGGTCGTCTTTCTGGACTGCTGCGACCGGAGCAAGCGCCTTCAACAGCCTGTTATAGATCGGGTACACCGGCTGGGTGACATGCGGCATCGTGCCCCAGATCCCATATTGCGAGCCTGCGCCGGACAGCATGAACTTGTTCACTTCCACAGCGCCTGCATCGAACGCGTCCTGGATCATCGCCATCTCAATGTCCGCCATGCGCTCGGAATGCCACAGCGGCAAAACCCATGCGAGCAATGCGACACGGCGCGCATCCCATGCCAGCTTCTCTTCAGGGGTGTAATTGGCGGGCATGTTCATGCGCTGGAGGAATAGCTGTATTCCGGCCTCATAGACCTTGTAGAGCAGCTTTTCTGCCCTGCACGCAGCAACCGCTTTGACATGACGCCCCTTCAATGCGGGCCTGAGCCCATCCACAGCGGCGTAAAAGGCTTCTGGGTCGTTCCGATCCATCGCATCGAACAACACGGGCAGGATCGAATTGAGGTTAAGATAGCTACCGTTCGAATAGCCCGCGATCATCGATCGAGGTGCGCCGGTCGAATCCCATCCTTCAAGGAGGTAGGGCAGGTTTGACGCGCCGTTGCTTGCCTGTGATGCCAATTCCATCTGAAAGCTGGGCGAAACCGCCTCAACGAGCTTTGCGACTTCGCCTGCACGATGCCCATACCAGCGCATGATATTGGGGTCGGAGTTAGACCCATAAGCGGCCAGAGCCTTCGCCTGAGCCCATGCCTTGTGATAGGTCCAGCCGAACTCGTTGGAATATTCGAACCGCACCCGAACGCCGGCCTTGGCGAAGATCCCGGCAATCTCCACGATCATGGAATCTGGCATCAGGTGATGCAGGGGATACCAGACTTCAGCCCCGGTCTTCTTCGCCAGCATCGCCACATATTCGGCGGGAATGCCTCCGCGATCGGTGGTGAAATATCCGTCTAGAAGAGTTGGGCGGTTCGGCGGGAATGACCCGAACACAGCGGGCGGCTCGTAGTTGGTTGCGTTCCAATCGAGCGGGCGCAGCACTGGAAACGGCGCGACACGGGCCACATATTCGGGATTGAGCACTTCGCCATCCAGATAGGCTTGTTCATGCTCGGCACGCATGAAGGCGAGCTTCTTGACCGGGCCAGATGCGGTGATCTGGAGGCCTACGCCGGACGAAGCGGACTTGATCGTGATCGTGGCTCGCCCCTGTACGGGCTTCATGATCCCCCATGGCGTTCCGACTGATACGACATTCTCGTCACACAGCAGGACATAGGTATGCGGATTGTCAGCGCTGGCGGGGTCGATCGGGATTGCCCGGGTAAGTTGACCAGCGGTTGACGGAAGGCCGGTGGTCAGGCTCCACGCCCCAATCGGAATGTCCTTGGCGAAGGCGCTGGGAGTCCTGCCCATGCGCACGCGGTCGATGAACGGGCAGCCCGAGGTATAGTCGGCTACTTCGTCCAGGTTGATGCCGATTTTCATGGTCAATCCTATCTGGTGCAAGGCCCGACCAAGGCCATCAGCGAGCGCCCCCACGCCCTCAATTCCTTGGCCTGGGCTGCGGCGAGGTCAGCCGCGGGACGCGCGTCTAGGGGCAACATGACCGTGCCCGGTTCGGCTGGAATGCTGGACGGATCAATGCAGGCAACCGCGACCGGCTCTTTGACCACCTGCGTTACGATCTTGGGCGGCGGGCAGGTTGAGGCGCAGGCGGAAGTTATACTGAACAGGGCAATTGGTATAAGTTCGCGCACAGCTTTAAACTGAAGTCGCATTATGCTATCTCCCGAACGCTGCGGCGGCGGGTGCCGGTGATAGATTGCCTGCTGTTGGTCCTGTTGCGCACAGGTTTGGGGCGAAGAATCCGGCCAGCCCACAACTTTGCCGCAGCATCATATCGACCCCACCGTCCTAAGAGTGTCGCTGATCGGGCATGGCGCGCTGTCCACCT